GCGCGGTGACGAACGCTTTCTTCGGGCTGACGGTGTTCGGCCAGCCGAAGCCCCCCGCTCCAGCCCCGCTGGTGACGTTGGCCGGCAAGGGCGAGTCGTACGCCGACATGCTCAGTGTTGGCTTCTGACCTCGGTGCGGTGCTGGCGCTCGAGGCCGTGGCGACCATGCCGGAGTTGCGCCGTGCGGCGCCCAAGCCGCTGGTCACCGTGGCCGGCAAGGGTGAGTCGCTGGGCGACTGGATGTCGCGTGGGTTCTGAGGAATTGGCGCGGGTCCCGTCTAGCGCGTGGCACGCCAGTGACGGGGTACACCATGCCGGGGCCGCCACGCTTCAATCCCAGCACCAGACTTGAACTGGTCCTCCGCCTCGTCCGCTATGCGGTAGGCGGCGTGCTACCAACCCTTGCACCAGTGATGTTAGCGGGCTGGGGGTGACGGCGTGACCACGAAGGCCCCCGCCCCGGTCAAGGAGATCGGCTACGCCTCTTCGCAGACGTCCTACACCTGGACGGTCGAGGGCGAGACGACCCCGGAGCTGCAGTGGCCGCAGTCGGTTGAGGTCTACGACGCGATGCGTCGTACCGACAGTCAGTGCAAGTCCGTTCTGCAGGCGGTGATTCTGCCGGTGGTGGCGACGCCGTGGCGGATCGACCCGGCCGGTGCCACGGCTGAGGTTGTGGAGCTCGTCGCTGACGACATGGGTCTTCCGGTGGTCGGGAAGACGCCGAAGGTGCTGCCGCGGACGAAGGACCGCTTCTCGTGGTCGGATCATCTGCGGTTGGCGTTGTTGATGTTGCCGTTCGGTTTCAGTTTCTTTGAGCAGGAGTATCGGATCGAGCCGGACGGCTCGCGTGCGCACCTTCACAAGCTCGGGCAGCGCCCGCCGCGCACGATCATGAGCGTGGACGTGGCCCGCGACGGTGGCCTTATCTCGGTCACCCAGTACGGAACGATCAACAATGACGGTCCGCAGCGGCCGATTCCGGTGTCGCGTCTGGTGGCCTACGTCAACGAGAAGGAGGGCGGGAATTGGCTGGGTCAGTCGATTCTTCGCCCGGCGTACAAGAATTGGCTGCTGAAGGACCGTCTTTTGCGGGTTCAGACGCAGACGATCGAGCGTAACGGTATGGGTGTGCCGCTGTACAAGGCGGCCGAGACGGAGACGGAGCTTCAGACGGGGCTGGGTATGGCCACGTCGTGGCGCGCCGGCGAGGCGGCCGGTTCGGCTATCCCGTTCGGCGCCGATCTGGTGCTGCGCGGCGTGGAGGGCAATCTGCCCGACGCCGAGCCTGCGATCCGCTACCACGACGAGCAGATAGCCCGCGCCGTGTTGGCTCACTTCCTGAATCTGGGCACGCAGACCGGCTCGTGGGCGCTGGGCACGACGTTCGCCGACTTCTTCACCCTGTCGTTGCAGACGTTGGCTCAGCAGATCGCGTCGACGGCGACGCAGCACATCATCGAGGATCTGGTCGACATCAATTTCGGGCCGGATGAGCCGGCGCCGCGGCTGGTGTTCGACGAGATCGGTTCGCAGCAGGCGGCGACGGCGCAGGCGTTGAAGTCGCTTGTGGATGCGGGGATTGTCCACCCGGATGCGGTGCTCGAGCATTCGTCGCGTCAACAGTTCGGTCTTCCGCCTGCCGACCCGTCGACGGCTTCGGTGCCGTCGGTGGATGTGTCGCATGACGGCCTGCCGGCGGGTGCTACCCCGCCGCCGGCGTCTGATCCGTCGGTGCGGCCTGGGTCGGTGGCTGCCGCCGGTGATGTGGGCCCAAAAGGCCCAGCCGCTACGGCGGCCCCCGACCCGGACGATGACGACGACTTCACCGAGGCGGAGGCGCTAGAGGCGCTGCTGCTGGCTCTGGCCGAGTATTCGGGCGAGGTCCAGGCAGCGTTCAACGAGTCGCTTCACCCCCGTAACCCGAAGGGCTAGGCGGGCGGTGGCCGGTTCCGGTCGCTGGCGGATCGCATCCTCGACGCGATCACGCATCACCACGAGCACGGCGGGAAGGGCCACGCCGATCCGTTCGAGGGTTTCGACCGTGAGCAGTTGCGTAAGGCGGCGAAGGCTCGCGGGATCGACCTGAAGCGCGGCGAGTCGCGGGAGTCGATCGCGTCGAAGCTGCTGGCCGATGTGGGGCCGGGTAAGACGACCACACCCAAGGCGGACGTCGACAAGCCGAAGACCCCGCCGAGGAAGCGGGCACCGCGTAAGGCGGCAATACCGAAGGCCGCACCGAAAGCCGCACCGAAGGCACCCACCCAGTCGTCGGCGATCCCAGACCTGTCGCTCCCCGATGACATCACTCCGGCCGACGCGGCCCGTTACGTCGATCTCCACGTGCAACTCGCGGCGGTCTCCTGGAAGCCCAAGCCGGGCACCAAGCATGAGATGCACCGGCCCGGGGCGGCTCCGCTCGAGCGGGAGATGGGTCTCATCCTGCAGGGCAAGTCGCTGCGCACCAAGGGAATGCTGCGTCGCGAGGGTGACACCGAAATCAAGTTCCGGGAGTGGGCGCAGGCTAACCATCCGGACATGCCGCTCGACGATACGCGTGACTTGGTTCGTACCGGCCTAGCCGACGCGTTCGCGGACAGGCCGATCGCGGTGCGAACCACGACTGGCGGTCTTTTCGGAGTACTCAAGGCGGGCCGGTTCAAGACCCAGTTCGAGACGGGCCGGGCCAGCAAGGGCGCCACCTACTTCCCGGACAAGCGGGCCCAGGTGGAGAACGAGGTGTTTGGGTACGCGTGGGACCTCGACAAATCGAAGCGGCCTGTCTACGGGTATGTCGCGGTCCGGGATCCTCGTCATGCCGGGTACTGGTCGCAGCCGGGTCGTTACGACGACCGGCATACCGAGGATCTGTTGTCGGCTTATGGCGATGTGCAGGTCGTACTGAAGTCGCAGGTGCGTGAGCGGACCACCGTGGGAATCGGCGACACGCTTGACTCGTCGGTGCTTCCGAGTCCGGTGGACGCCCCGACGTGGCGGTCGGCGATGATTGGCAGGGGATACACGACCGACTATCGCAGTGACCAGTTTGCTCAGCGTTCCTACGCCGAGGCACAGATTCATGGCGGTGTCGGGGTCGGTGACATTGCCGAGGTCATCTTCGCGAGTGAGCCGAGCGACATGATGCGTGACCTACTCAAGCAGATGGAGATTCCGTGGCGGGTGCTGTGAAGGTCACCGCCCGGCGTGACGACGGGGCATTGCTCATTGAGGACGGCCCGGCTGCCGCCTTGGTGATCGACGGTGGGGCTGTGTACCTGCCGCTGGATTCGATCATGGCCTATCCGGCGGAGTGGTCTGACGCCGACGAACCGGTACCCGCTGTCGTGGATGTCGACGAGTTGGCCGCCCTTCGCGAGCGGCTGTCGTCTCCTGCGGCCGACGCGCCGCCGACCGCCTCCTAGATTCTTTCCCACCCTCAGCCCGCATAGCGCGGGCTGTTTGTCGTGCCCGGAGGTGAGCCGATGGCGACCAAGCCGAAGCCCAAACCGAAGCCACGACCGAAGCCGAGGCCGTACTGATGGCTTCCGCTGATCTGACGAGGGCGCAATTCGAGCGGGCCGCCGAACTGGCCGCCCGCCGTGGCGACCCCTACGCGGAGCGCTGGTCGCGGATCCATGAGGCCATCGCCATCGCAGCCGCCACTCGGGCAATTCGGGAAGGCGGTGCTGCTCGTGGCTGAGTACGCGCACACCGAGGGCAGCAACTACGCAGACCCGGGCTACCAGCCCGACGGCAAGAAGCGCTATCCGCTGGACAGCGAAGAGCACTGCCGCGCGGCCTGGTCGTACATCAACATGCCGAAGAACGCGGCGAAGTACACCGCGGATCAGGTGTCGACCATCAAGTCCCGCATCAAATCGGCTGGCCGCAAGTACGGCATCGACTTCGCCGGAGATGTGAAGGCTGCGGCCGCCGTCGACGGCGCTCTGCACAACGTTGAGTTGGCCCGGCCCGGCCCGTGGAAGGCGCACGGCAAGGACGAGTTCACCGCCCAGGATCTGCGCGACGCGGCCGACTTCTTCGTCGCATCGGGTGGGCAGGCGGTGCCGATCACGCTCGGGCACACCGATGGTCGCTTCGACGGAGAGCCGTCGTTCGGGTCGGTGACCAACGTTCGCTACGTCGAGGACGACCGCGGCCCGGTGCTGCTCGGCGACATCGTCGACATGCCCGAGTGGCTGGCCGCGTCTGCGCCGAAGCGTTGGCCCAACCGGTCGATCACGGGCTGGCAGAACTTCAGCTACCTCGACCGGACCTACTCGCTGATCCTGTCCAGCCTCGCGTTCCTCGGTGTCACCCCGCCCGCGGTACGCAACATCGCATCCCTGTCAGACCTGAAGGCCGCCATCGCCGCTTCGTCGGCGACGCCTGTGTTCGCGTCCGCGCCCGCGCCGGTCGACGACCTGGCCGCGGCCCCCATTGCTCCCGTCCCCGAGGCGGAAGAGATCCCCAAAGTAGAGGAGTCCGGAATGGATCCGGCAAAGTTCCGAGAGGCACTGGGCCTTGCGCCGGACGCCTCTGACGACGAGGTGAGGGCGGCGTTCAGCGCGGCTCTCCCGCCACCTATCGCCGAGCCTGCGTCCGCGCCGGTGCAGGCGTCCCTGTTCGAGCCGCCCGCGGCACCCAAGGCTGCACCGGCGAAGCCGGAACTGGCCGGCGTGATCCGGGTGGAGGCCTCCGCGTGGGAGGCCGCGCAGGACCGCATCAAGGCCCTGGAGGCCCAGGAGGCCCGGCGGGTCGTCGCCGAGCGGGACGAGGTCATCACGCTGGCGATTCGGGACGGCAAGTTCGCCCCGGTCCGCCGTGAGCACTGGGTGCGGCTGTGGGATGCCGACCCCGACGGCGCCCGTCAGGCGCTCGACGGTCTGGCGAAGAACGTCATCCCGGTGATGGCGTCCGGCTACGCGGGCGAGGACGAGGCCGACGTCGAGGCCGAGTTCGCGCACCTGTTCGGACCTGTGGAGGCTCGCCGTGGCTGATTACTCACCGGTATACACCGGCGGCGTGAAGCCGTTCAGCACCACCACGTCCGCGGCGGTTGTCGGCGGAAACGTGGTCGTCTGGTCCGGTGCGGGCACCGTGGCCGCGTCCGCTTCGATCTCGACCATCGTTGCCGGTGTCGCCGCACACGATGCGGCGTCCGGCGCGAAGATCACCGTCTGGCCGATCGTCGGCTGCATCCATGAACTCGTGGCCGCCGCGGCGATCACAGCTGGTGCGGGCATCACTGCCGACGCCGCCGGCTCCGGCCAGGTCGCGACCGCGACGATCGCCACCGCGGCTGCCGCCGGCACTCTGATCGGCACCGCCGTCACCACTGCCGCTGGCTCGCCGCTGAAGCTGCGCGTCCAGGGCCGTAACTAACCCGAGAGGAGATAGTCCATGCCTGGTACCTACCCGGCAGCGGCGCCCGTCCTCACGGGTGATTCGCTTGCCATCAGCCGGTTCTTGCAGTCCCCGACGATGCTTACGCGGCGGCTGCGTAACTTCACCGATCTGCGGTTCGTCTCGGACCAGATCCTGACCCAGCGGTTCCGCTCATCCGGCGGGGCCGTGTTGTACGAGCAGACCGAGCCGTTTGTCACCGACCGCACGGTTGAGGCCGTGTCGGCGGGCTCGGAGTATCCGTTCGCGAACATGCCGACCGGTACCGGCGCGGTGGCCGCGGTGAGCAAGTGGGGCCAGAAGGTCCGGATCACCGATGAGGAGATCGCCCGTAATGTGTACGCGGGCCGGGCGGTTGACCGGTCGCTGCAGAAGGTCGTGAACTCGATCATTTCGCAGGTTGACTCGGTCACCATGTCGGCGGTGGGTTCGGCGCTGGCCGACACGGCGACCCTGGGCAAGTGGGACGCCGGCACGCCGAAGATCCTCAACGACATCCTCAACGCCAAGCGCATCATTCTGTCCCGAAACCTCGGCTACAGCCCGGACACGATCGTGGTGAGCGACCTCGGCTACATGTCGATGATGCTCGACACGGTCATCTCGAACCTG